GTATCGCTCGTATATCTGCGATGAAGCAGACGCCAGCGCAGGCCCGGCACGCCATCGCGGCAAGTCGCCGCAGCAGGCCACCTTCTTCATCCGCACGCCGCACATGCGCCAGGAGACCGCGGTGCTGACCGACGTTTCAGGTTTCCGGTTCTAGGAAAGTCGACGTATGCCGCTTGAATGCGGCACTGTATGGACATACAGTACGCCTACACCCAGCCTGTGGCTGGGTTCTCGCGCTGAGGTCTGCAGACCCATATAGATAGAGTAGAGAGATCGCGATCTACGCTAGAGGTAACTGCCTACGCAAAGAGCTTGCCAAACCACTGTCAATAATGGAAATCTCCCCTAACCGGGGAATGTCGAACGCTATGGCCGCATTTAGTTTTTACGAATTCTTCGCAGGGGCAGGGATGGCCCGAGCCGGTCTAGGCGGGCAGTGGCAGTGTCTCTTCGCCAATGAGTTCGACCTCAAGAAGAGCGTCGTCTACCGCGACAACTGGGGAAAACCCGACGCTCTGAAGGTTGCTGACGTCGGCACCCTTACCGCCGCCGACATTCCAGCCGAAGTCGCAGACCTCGTGTGGGCGTCGTTCCCGTGCCAGGACCTGTCGCTGGCCGGTGCTGGCGCTGGTCTCAAGGGCGACCGCTCGGGAACCTTCTGGCCGTTCTGGCGGCTGATGCAATCCCTCATCGAGGCAGACAGGGCACCCAAGATCATCGTGCTTGAGAACGTCTGCGGCACCCTCACCTCGCACGACGGCAAGGACTTCGCCGCCATCTGCGGGACGTACGTCAAGGCTGGCTACCGCTTTGGAGCCGTCGTCGTGGATGCGGAGAGGTTCGTTCCGCAATCCCGTCCGCGACTGTTCGTCATCGGCGTCCGCGAGGATGTTGAGCTTGCTCCTCACATGTGGAGGTCCGAGCCGTCGACGCTTTGGCATCCTCGCGGCTTGATCAATGCTCATTCGAAGCTCACCGCGAAGACCCGCGAGAGCTGGATCTGGTGGAACCTGTCAGCGCCCACGACCCGTGCTGGTACGTTTGCCGACCTTATTGAGGATGAGCCAGTCGGCGTCGAGTGGCACACCGCCGCTGAGACCGCGAAGCTGCTCAAGATGATGAGCCCCCTCAACCGTGAGAAGGTCGATGAGGTTAAGCGCTCTGGCGCTCGGACTGTGGGTGCGATCTACAAGCGCACCCGTCGCGACGACGTTGGCCGCAAGGTGCAGCGCGCTGAGATTCGCTTCGACGACCTTGCCGGCTGTTTGCGTACGCCTGCCGGCGGCTCAAGCCGTCAGGTCATCATGATCGTGGAAGGCAAGTCGGTGCGTTCGCGTCTCATCTCGCCGCGCGAGACCGCCCGGCTGATGGGCCTGCCTGACACCTATCGACTCCCTAAAGCTTACAACGAGGCGTATCACCTGACTGGTGATGGCGTCGCGGTGCCTGTCGTCAGGCACTTAGCTCAGCACATCTTCGAACCAATACTAAGAACAAGTCGCGTTACAGCGAAGGTGGCTGCTTGAGCGTTATTCCATGCAATAAAGACGAACTTCTCACAAAAAGAATCAACGAGTTTGCAGAGGTACTGAAGACCCAGGCCCACACACTCGGCACTCACGGCCTCAATGAGCAGGAGTTCTACGACCTCGGCGTGTTTCGCGGGGCCATAGAGAGGGTGCGCGGACAGTTCTCGGCCGCAATGGTCGAGAAGCGAGACTTCGTCCGGCACGTCTTGAATTTCATGGAGGACGGCAAGTTCATAAAGGGCTGGAACTCCTCCGGTGCTGAGAATCGCCACGACTACGTTGTCACGCTGAATAGCGGGCGATTTGCTGTTATCGAATTGAAGGGTTGCCTGGACGGCAACAACACCAACATCTTCGAGCGCCCGGCGAATGCCCATGAGTTCATCATCTGGAGCGTTTGCACCAACACCGGCGGAAATCCTCGGCGCAATGCTTGGTCGGGTCTGCATACGCGCCTGAGTGCCGAGATAATCTCCAAGTCCCTGCGAGTGGACGGAATGATCATCTGGGATTGGCTGTGCGGCACCGTTGGCAGAAAGTGCCCCAAGCTGGTTGCTGACTCCAGCCGCATCACTGAGGTCTCACACTTTCGGCTTCCGCCGCCCTGCATCTACCTGATGCCCGCAACCACTCCCAGCACGCGCAACAATCCGAATCCGCCTGCGCAGGAACTCCAGAACGTCGAGATACTGAATGCGTTCTACAGCGCATTTAAGGTCAACGCGGATGAGCTGAACTACGTGACCTTTGAAGTCGCCCACGACGATGCGGAGACCGTGCGCACGACTACCGTGAAGCGCAATGGTGAGGTTCAGATCAAGTCGAAGCCGACAGCCATTCGTCGGTCCTAGCCCGAACTGCGTCCGCAAACGGTTGACGGGGTCATACTGTATGGATGTACAGTTCCAGACCCCATGCGCCTCCGCCTCAGAAAAGCAGACCTGCACGAGCTAGCCAAGCTCTACCGCCTCGGCGCGGCGGATGATCGGCGCAAGTCGGAGGAGCACGCCTACATCAGCACGCAGATCGCATTGATCGAATCAGCAAAGTCGAAGGCCGAGCGAGCAGAAAAGATAGAGAATCTGGCGGCGATGTCGGAGCACTTCATCCTGATGGGGACCAGGCCGTTCGACGGCGGTCCTCCGTCGCTGCTCGTCGTCGGTGGCTCCGACGCCAAGGATGGTTCGTCCTTCGTCACGCAGAAGGCCAAGCGCGCCTGAACTCTTCAGAGTGAGGCGCAGCCGGTGTCTCGGGGCTATTAGCCCTTTAGAATGCGCAATCCGAATTCCCAAGGAGTGGTGCGTGATTTCATTGGATGAATTTGAAGCGCGGTGGCTTGAAGAAATCGAGGCCGGCTCGCCCTCGACCACGCAGAAAGGCAATCGCTTCGCACAGAAGATCCTGCGGGACTGGCTGGCGTTGGATGCCGACTCGGTAGAGATAATCTACTGCGACGGCTGCGGGGACGGAGGGATCGACGCCGCCGTGTTCATACCGCACGGTGCCGAGGAAGATGCCGAGGGCGACACCTGGATGCTCGTGCAGGGCAAGTACGGTAGCGCGTTCAAGGGTGCCGGCACCATGTTCGAGGAGGCAGGAAAGGTTTTCGCCACACTGGACGGTCGACGCGACAACTTCTCCTCACTGGCCGAAGGAGTGATCAAGCGGATTCGCCAGTTCCTCAGTCAGATGGGGCCGAAGGATCGGCTGGAGTACGTGGTCGCCACCAATCGACGCCTGAGTCGATCCGAGTTCGATGACCTGGAGGCGATCAAGAAGATCGGCCAGACCAAGTACGGTATCCACTTCCATGCGGAAGACGTCTCCATCGAGACGATCTACAACAAGCTGGCTGAAGGCAATGCCGACAGCGGTCCTCAGCTGACGGTGCCGCTGAAGACGAACATCGCCAGCTCTGGCAGCATCTTGTTCGTCGGTGCCACGCGGCTTGCGGACATGTTTGCGTTCCTGCAAGCATACAAGGCCAGCAGTGGCGACCTGGACATGCTGTACGACAAGAACGTCCGGAAGTTTCTTGGGCACAGGCGCAAGGTCAACAAGGGCATCGAGCACACCATCGTCAATCACCCGGAGCGCTTCGGCCTCTACAACAATGGAATCACCATCGTCGCCGAGGCGGTGCGGAAGGGTGCCGAGGGCGAAGTGATCCTGACCAATCCCTATGTGGTCAACGGATGCCAGACCACGCGATCGATCTATCTGGTCTTGCAGCAGAAGATCAACTCTGGCGGGAAGGGCAATGCCAGCGCCGAGCATCAGCAGTGGCTGCAGCGCCTCGACAGTGCAGTGGTCGTCACCAAGATCGTGGTGGTTGGTGCCGAGGGCGAAGAGCTGCTGACTCAGACCACGCGCTACACCAACTCGCAGAACGCGGTGAGCGACAAGGACTTCATCTCCCTGGAGGCGGACTTCCGCAAGTGGGCGGCGCTTTTCAATACGCGGTATGGCGTGTTCCTGGAGATACAGCGCGGCGCATGGGACGCACGCAAGGCTTGGCAGAAGCAGAACCCGGAGGCGAAGCCACAGTACGAGGACTCGACCTACGCCTTCGACCTACTCAAGGTGTTTGCCGCGGGCTGGCTGGGCGAGCCGGGGGCGGCATTGAGCAGCAATACGCCATTCGCACCCGGCGGCAGCTGGTTCAATAAGATCACGGACGCCGAGGACTTCGGCATCAGCGATTTGTATGCGGCCTACCTGCTGACACAGTTGGCGGACGCGCATAAGTTTGGGCGCGGCTCGGAGAAGCCATCGCGCGGCCTGACTCGCTTCCTGTACTACACGGTGGTGATTGATCTACTGCGCGACTTCTTGCTGGCTCAGCAGTTGCCACATGCACACGCCGACATCTCAAACGCCATCGCCAAGTTGCACGATGCAGACCTGCTGAAGGACATCGGCCAAGTGGCAGTGGACCTGATTGATGACTACCTGCTGCAAGGGGGCGAGGACACGCTTTTCAGCGAGCCGGGTTTCCAGAATTCCCATGAGATCCGCCTCTTCCTGATGTCCGATCGCCTCAGCAAGGATGACCAGTACTCCCCCGGTCTGAAGATGCAACTCGCACTTGCCAAGAGGGGCTTTCGTCGAAGCCCGGCGTCGGAGAGCATCAGGGCCGCGTTGAGGAATGGCTGAGTACACAGATTCACAAATGACCGACGATTTTACGAACTTCCGATATAGGCGGATTGATCGACATTTGATTGATTCTTTGGTTAACCCCAGCCTGTACTTCGCCAAGCCAAATTCGCTGAACGATCCGTTCGATTGCCGCATCGATTTGCAGAACTCATTCGCAAGAGCAGCATCGTCTACCACCGGCGACAGAAAGAAGTGGCTCTCCCAATTTCTGGACGTACAGCCATTCTTTGAAAACTGGAAGATAGTAATGGACGGGCTCGGCGTGTGTTGCTTCTCGTCCACCGCTGTCGACACGCTTTTATGGGCGCACTATGCCGATAATCACAGGGGCGTCTGCTTAGAATATCGACTGCCACCGTCGTTTATTCTCGATCCGCCATTCCGACTCGCTGCGGGAGGTGCCGTCGACTATAGGACTGAGCCGTTAACGGAGTGGCTAAAGAACGGCTCCTTTGACATGGACAAGGATAGTTTTATCAAGGCAGTAGCATTGATCTATCTCAGGGCAAAGAGCCCGGCGTGGTCGTACGAAAAGGAAGCTAGAATTATTCGCTCTGGACACGGAGCCTACAAAATACGTGGGGACTTCTTGACTCAAGTCTGCTTTGGCTTGCACACACCACAAGACGACATCGATCTCATCCTCAAGTTAGCGCGAGACTATTGTGGTTGCATTAGATTCGGTCGGATGACCCGCGATGGAAGCGATTTCGGAATTGCGATGAAACGCTATGAACCGGTGAACGGGGCCAATTAGCCAATCCGGCTCAGTCCTTCTTCCAGGAGTCCTTGACCTCGCGGGCCATGTCGAGGAGGTCCTTGTCCTTATTCTTGTCGGCGTACTTGAAGAAGGCACGGACCGCAACCCAAGCAGGAAGGCCGGCGGCAAAGCAAATTCCAATCAGTCCAGCTAAGCCAATGAAGCCTTGTGTCGCCCACCCAGCGATTCCCCACCACTGAATCAGAGCGGCTCCGCCCAATAGGGAGGTTGCGACGGTCGAGGTGAGCGCGACCACCCATTCCTTCTTTGTCTGCGGTGTGGCTCCGGCCATGACGATGATGGCGGCCAACGCAGCGCCAAGACCACCAGCCGCAGCCAGCTTGAATAATCCGATTCCGGCTGCGCCGCTCGATACTGGTTCTGACATTCTGTGCTCCAATCGCGCTGGAGCGTCCAACCACTGGCGTCCTTCTGCTGTGTTGTATTTATGCTGCGCAGCCACTTCTTATCCCCTCCGACGGCTTACGGAAGAAGCGCTTCGATCATCATCAGCGCGCGCTTGATGATGACGGCCGTCTCGATGTCACCCTTCTGCGGGTACGGCAGGCCCTTGATGGGGGTGAAGTCTCTGTGGATGACGTACTGGACGCCGCTCGCTGTGTCGCCAGCGTAGTTCGCTGTTAGCGTGAGCTGCGTGTCTGAGTCCACGCTGCCAACTTCGTAGCTTGTGTTGTCGCCGACGACCAGGAACAGATCGCCTGCCTCCACGTTCTCCCCAAAGAACTGAATGTCGCCGGTGATGACCTGGCTTCCGTTTGTCGCTGTGACTGTGCCTTTACTGTATTGCATGATGCTGTGTCCTTAGCTCGGTGGTGTAGGCCAGACCACTTCGCTCGGTCGGCCCGTATATGTGTCTGGGATGTCGCGCAGTGCTTGGCGATATGCGGCCCACTGCGACGAGACCGACTCGGGGACGTCCCTGCCCTGCGTCCAGTCCGTGTTGCGGAGCTTCGAGTTGCGGGCTGCGCGGATGTGCTCCATCAGCACCGCCGGGCGCTTGGCGACGAAATCGCCGACCTCGGCGTCCCAGTGGATCTCCTTGCCTGTCTCCTGGGCGTCGAGGAGTACGCGCAGCTGCTCCTCGCTCACCTCAAAGCAGTCCTCCGGCCTGTCTGCCGGCGTCGGGTGCGCGTCGTCCGAGTAGAAGCCGCACCGCGATGGTGAGTAGTAGCGTGTCGTCATTGTCAGTACCCCACTGCGACCCAGAATGATGTCTTGCTCGTGTCGTCGCAGTCGTAGAGCACGAAGCTCGATGTCGAGCACGATGCCGAGCATGGCCCGTTGTCCTGCCTGTTTCCCGTTGCTACGGTGCCCGTGCACATTGCCCTGGAGTACGACGCGAACGATGTCGGATAGCTGACCGTGTACGAGGTGTTGCCGATGGTCGTTATCGTGCCCCACATGATCTTGAAGCCATTAGCGAAGATGATGTAGCCCGTGCCCGAGTTCGAGAACGAGCTGCAGTAGATCGTCGATGCGCCTGTACCGGCATACGTCGCAGTGCTCGCGCTTGAGGCACTTCCGGCAGAGTCCGCGTAGCCGACTTGAACGGGCGAACCGTGGTTGGATGTGAGCTGCCAATAGGAGCCAGTCCAGGCGACACCGACGTAGTACGTGCCTGGGTGCGACGACGACCATAGGTACTGGGAGTAAGACGAGTTCGGAACTATCGGCATCGAGTTCGCAAGGTGAGTGATGCTCGCCTTGCGCATGTAGTCGTCGCTACCGTTCGTTACCATGACCTGACTGATGCCGGGGTTCTCGCTGTTCGCGTTGTTGAACGTCGAATACCCGAGTGCGACGCCACCGTATCCATTGCGGATAGGAAGAGTGCCTGAGGTCGCCGCCGCATCGGCGTTGTAGGTTGCGCCAGTGCCGACACCAGACAGCCGCGCGTATGGCACCGTGCCGACCGTGAGGGTGCCAGCGTTCCAGTAGTAGTGCCAGCCGGTACCGACCTGATACAGCCCGTTGACCGTTGTCGTCACCATGTGGACCATGCCGTTGTCGAACTCAATGCCGGAGTAGCCGTTCTTGTTTCCAATGAGGCGCAGTGCGCCGTAGGTGTGGCCAAGGTCCAGCTGCACGCTGCCGCCGATGTTGAACGCCGTGTCCGATCTAATGAGATACGGTGAGTACGTGCCGTTTGTGAAGTCGTTGTTCTGATTTAGGCGCAACCATGCGTCGGTGGTGCGGAGCGCCTCCTTGCTGTTGCCGTAGAGATAGCCTGTGAAGTTGGCCGTTCCACTGATCGTGAGCGTTCCCGATACAGTGGTTGCAGCGGACTGGATGATCAGGGGCGGGTATGTACCGGCCGTGCTGTTGTATGAATGCAGGTAGGAAGTTCCACCCGAGACTCCCAGCTGTATCGCGTGGCCGGCGTAGTAACTACTGCCCCATCCATATGATTGGAGGAAGTTGGCGTAGGTGTTGTTGTTGCCAGTCCAGTGATTGTTAGAGCCGAGCAGCGTCGAGATGGCGGCCGCTACAGTGGACGCTGCTGAAGAGGCACTACCAGCCGCAGCCGTCGCCGATCCCGCCGCAGCTGTGGCTGATCCACTTGCCGCTGTTGCCGAACCAGCCGCAGCCGTAGCAGAGCCAGCCGCAGCCGTCGCCGAGGTCGATGCGTTGCCGGCCTGAGTTGTCGCCGTTGTGGCAGAAGTGCCAGCAGTCGTGGCCGACCCGCTCGCGCTTGTTGCCGACCCTGCCGCAGCCGTGGCTGATCCAGCTGCGGCTGCGGCACTACCAGAAGCAGCAGTCGCAGAAGTTGAGGCGTTACCAGCTTGGGTGCTGGCTGTTGTCGCAGACCCTGCTGCTGCCGTGGCGGATGTGGAGGCGTTGCCTTCCGATGTCGAAGCACTTGAGGCCGACCCGGCCGCAGCCGTGGCACTGGTTGAGGCATTGCCCGCCTGCGTAGTTGCCGTGGTCGCACTGCCTGCTGCTGCCGTCGCTGAGGCAGATGCCGCAGTTGCCGAACCAGCAGCTGCCGTCGCAGAGGCATCGGCCGCATCGGCGCTCGCCTCAACGGCTGCTGTAATGGAGGCGATGCCAGCGGCGATGCCATCTTCAATGGTGTCATTGATGTCAGCGAGGGAATCCGCCGCGCTTGCCGCTGAGCCCGATGCCGCTGTAGCAGAGGATGCTGCTGCGCTCGCTGAACCAGCCGCATCGGTGGCGCTTCCAGCGGCTGCCGTCGCTGAATCGCTGGCGCTCTCCTCGCTGACCAGGGCAGCCGCTGCTGCTGCTCCCGCATTCGTCTCAGCAGTCTCGGCGTTGTTCTCACTGGCTAGTGCGGCATCGGCGCTGGCCTCCGCTGCTGTGGCTGAGCTGGCTGCGGCGCTCGCAGAACCTGCCGCCGCAGTCGCACTTCCAGACGCGGCGGTCGCACTGCCTGCTGCACTAGAAGCCGACCCTGATGCTGCCGTGGCGCTGCCCGATGCCGCGGAGGCCGAAGCCGCTGCGGCATCAGCACTGCCGCTGGCATCAGCGGCTGAGTCGACTGCGTCGTCTGCTGATGCTGCCGAAGAGGTCGCGCTATCTGCCGCGCCGGACGCCGAGCCGGCGGCTGCGGTGGCAGAGCCGGCAGCCGCCGTCGCAGACCCGCTGGCAGCCTGCCCGTGCCGTCCTCCTTGACCTCCTTCTCGAAGCGCCTGTAGAAGTCGCCGTACCCCTCGGGGCTGGACGTGATTGCGGTCTGCGGGAGAGCGCAGTCCACGCGTATGCGGTCGTTGATGTACTCGAGCGCGGACTGCGGCTCGCTGAACGTGTCCCACTCGTCGACGATGGCCCCCGCCAAATTGAAGCCGGGCCAGTTGAGGTAGGCCCTGTTGTGCGCGGTCCAGAGGTGGAAGGTGGTCGGCGATGGCCCGACCTCGAGGATGAGCTTGTTGCCGTCGCGCATCCTGTACGGGCAGCCCATCAGGTTGAGCGCCTTGTGCAGCTCGGGCAGCAGCGCGTCGTAGAGCTGCCTGTGCGTCTTGCTGACGATGGCGTGCGGATGGCCGTTGTTCTCTATCGCGAACTGGTACGCCTTCACTCCGTCCGCGAATGACTTTCCTGATCCGAGTCCGCCGGAGATGGCGACCTCGCGGTGCCTAGACCTGAGGAACTCGACCTGAGCGGGCAGCAGCTCTATGCGCCTCTCGACGAACTCCGTCACCCGCGCTTCTTGTCGAGCTGCACCACCTTGTCGCTGAGGAACTGCTCGACGTCCTGCCTGACCTTCGGGTCCGGCCTCGGTGCCTCGGCGAAGATGATCTGCGGCGCGGCCTGGACGCTGTCGACGCCCTCGTGCGCCGGGTCGTTGACCTGGTACGCGTACTGCTTGCCGATGTGGAACTTGCCGGACGTGTCCCTGTCGTTGCTGAGGAAGCCGACGAAGGTGCTCTCGGTGATCTTGAGGACGCGCGCCGTGTCGGCCATCCACATCACGTCGAGGTACGGGTCGAGCTCGGCGGCCTTGATGCCGAAGTACTTGGCGACGTGGCCCAGCGCCTTGCGGCTGCCCATCACGACGCCGGACCACAGGACCATGTGGTACAGGTATCCCCTGCGGGTGTCGTCGTCGGCCTCGGCCCACAGCCTGGACTGCACCTTCCACCCGTCGTTGACCAGTGGCACGAAGGACTTCTCGACCGCGCGACCCTTGCGGGCGTCGTTGGTCTCGGCGATGGCGAGCACGGTCTGGCGAGACATGGCCCGCGAGATCTTCCCGTCGGCCACGCCCTTGTTGTTCAGCACCTTGCTGGCGACGGTGCCTCGCGGCCTGCCCGCCTTCTTCCTGGGCCTCTCGCTCGTCGGCTTCTCTTTCTCGATGTCAGACACTGGATATCTCCTTCATGGAGATATTTATGTGGCTGCGCGCGACGGCTCCGGCGCGGGGAGGCGACGGTGATGGAGATGGTCGCGGGTGATGGAATGCCCCGAGGGCATCGCGATCATCCGGGCCACGGGATCATCCGGGCCATCCAGGCCTAGACCCAGGCCCGACGCGACATGCCGTGCCCGGGATGCTCCGAGATAATTACGTCAGGTGGCCGACGGACCGGGTGAGATGGCCCGACCCGAGGGTGCCATCACTATTCGCGGCCAGGACGAGCACGGTGGCCCACGGGATCATCGGGCCACGGGGCCTTGGGGTGTGTGAGGGCCCGGGCCATCAGACCACCGGGCCACGACTCAACGTAGTAATGGTCGATGTTCGGTGAAAGTCGACCAGTGGGCTGGGCCATTCAGGGTCCGCCTTTTTACTGGAACCATCGAGGTTGGGATGGCTCCCTTGAGTTACAGCAATTGCTTGCTTGGCTTCTCTGCCGGCTCTGTCGCCTTGCTGCACTTTCCGTGGACTGTCACTTCGTCTCTCGGGTTGTGACCATATCGTCGACTTCGTGTCGTTGATGTAGTGGACCACGAGCTTCGGTCGCCAGTTGGCAGTGCCGGTGTCGACGAAGTCCACGCGCTTCACGACGCGGATGATGCTGGCCTTGAGCTTTGCCCGCAGCTCGGTGAGGTTGCTCGCGCCGATCTCATTCTGGACCTTCTTGGATACGTACTCCTTGCCCTCGGTCCATCCCTGATAGGCGAGGTACAGGTACAGCGAGTCCTCGTTGTCTGCGGCGGCTCCGCCGACCCAGCCAGCTAACTTCCTCTCGACTGAGGTCACCTGCTCCTGGAGAGCTCGCATCTCGTCCGCGATGACCTCGATGTCCCCGGCACCGACCGCGAGCCTCACCAACTTGCGCTGCTTGTCCTTGAGAACCTTGAGTTCGTCCGCCAGCGCCTCCCGCTCCTTGTGCTTCTCGTGGAAGATCGTCCGCTGAATCCCGGATTGGACGTCGACCAGCAGGTGGGAGATCAGCGCGCGCTCGCACCCGATGTACTGGAACATCTTCTGGAAGCAGGGCTTCCCGACGCCCTCCGAGTGCTTGGTGCACTTCATGTACCAGCGGTCGTTGTCCGTGCGGGCGTGGAACCGCATCCGCTCGCCGCAGTGCCCGCAGAACGCGAGGCCGCCGAAGACGTTGTCCGGCCGGCTGACGGTGGAGCCTCGGACCGTGTGGCGGTCGAGCACCAGTCCGCGCACGCGCTCCCAGTCCTGCTTCGTCACGACGGCCGGGTACACCCCCTCCTTGACCGTCGGCGTGCCCGTCTTCGTGTTCAGCCTCGCCGCTCCCATCACGGCGGGCATGGCGAGGATTCGGGAGACCTGTATCTGCGTCCACTCCTTGGACTTCGTGAAGATCGGCACGCTCTCGGCGTTCAGCCTGCGCGCTATCGCCCTCGCCCCCTCGCCGCCCAAGGCGAGCTTGAAGATTCGCTTAACGACGGCGCTCGGCTTGGGCCTGAGCTTCCACTCAGTTCGGTCCGGATTGTGCTCCAGCCAGAAAGGGGGATGAACCGCGCTGTAGTCGCCCTTGGCGTGGCGCTTGGCCTTCGCCGCCAGGGAGCGCTTGGACTTGGTGGCGCTCTCCTCGTTGGCCCTCGCCATGACCGCCATGGCGACGATGAGCTTGGTCCAGTTCTCCTTGATGGTGGCCGACGAGTAGACCTCCTCGTCCATCAGGGTCACGATTACGATGCCTCGGCGGGTGATCGAGAGGAACAGCTCCATCGCCACGTCGACGGTGTCTCGGGAGAGTCGGTCTAGGTTCTCGATGAGGAGGTAGCTGCCCTTGGCAACCACCTTGGATTCCACTGCCTCGATGAAGGCACCGAGCGCGCCCTCGACGTTCTTGGACTTGAAGGCGGAGACGCCGAGGTCCTTGTAGGACGAGGTGTCCAGCACCAGGCGATTCCTGTGGGCGTAGCGGGTCGCGGAATCGAGCTGTCGATCGTGGGACATTCCCCGCTGCTGGCGGGCCGAGCTGAAGCGGACGTAGCTGTAGGCTTTCATAGAAGCCCATCATATCCAGTTCCTGAATCCTGAAACACTGGCGCTGGCCAGCATGTGTTACCTGCTCGGCGTGATGCCTGCAAACCACGTGGCCGAT